ACTGTGACTGCAATAGGTGCATCCCATTGGAAATAACGAGTATTACCATTTGCAGAAGTATAATAGAGCAACAAATGTGTGGAACCATCACTCTTAACAGCACCAATTAAACGAATAGAGTCATATCCGAATGGTAGGGTTGGCGCAGTAGCGCTTAGCGAAGCTAAACAGCCCGTAGGATTTTTATTGCTAGAATCTGCAATAACAAAAATATAATAAAATGTAGATGCTGCAAAAGTTCCAGTATCTAAACCGTTAATACCATTGATAGCAAAATTAATAGTCGTTGCAGAATTTGCAGTTCCTACACCAACTAAATTTAAATAATTTCCTAAATTCATATCAATAATATTATTGGAATCTCTGCAAATACCTGCGGCAATATCTAATTGTGTATTTGGTGTTGTTGCATTATTAGAAATTTTTAAACCATTAATATATAAGGAAGGTTGATTTACTACTGGATCTAATTGAGACATAATATTATTCCTCAAAAAAGTTGAGGGGGATTGCTCCCCCCGAAATTAATTAACAGGGAAAGCAATTCGCATGGAATATTCTGGAACCAACACTGATCCCCATGTTGAATCATGAATCATACCCATTTGGTTTTGACCAAAGAGAGAACCATAAGTCATACGCATAGATACGCCGGTTGCTTCATCATATTCAGCAGCGGTTGGGAATGGATATTGATCCGGTAAACGCGGCATAGATAGGTAAAGAGAATTTCCACCCACTACCACTCCGCATTTATGCGATGGCAATACAGAGGCTTGCATTCCAGCAATAATATTATTATTGATGTTTTGATTGGCTCCGTTGGTGGATTGTAATGCTGGTGTAATTGTAACCGTAACCTGACTTCCGCCAGTTGAGGCAGCATCACTTATCGCTCTAATCTGAACAGGTTGCGCAGAAACTACATGTCCAATAAATGTCAAATAGCGCATATTAGGTTTGCCTGATACGCCATCATTAAATTGTATTAAATCACCTGATTTAATACAGTTAGCATCTGATGCACTGACACCCGAAAAAGTAATCTGAGTAATGTTCGCACCTGTTGGATCATTCGTTGACACAACCGTTAAAGTTTGGGCTAATTGACCCGCATTACCCGCCACATGAATAGGAAGCAAGTTAGACTGATAATACATAACAGGCGGAGTACCAAATTCTCCGATTTCCCAGGACATTGCATCCTTGTTATTTCTGGTGGGAGCAAATTGATTTAGACCGGAACCAATGATTGCTGGAACGATAGTATCTGGAAGAACGACCTTTACTCCGTTCATAACTGAGCCATAATTTCTAAAATTGGCCAACATTTGAGCAAGTTGCTGGTATGAGCTTATGGGGCTGCTTCCGTCACCGAAAAATCTATATGGACCGGATTCCGTGTGAAGCGCGCCTGTTGGAACTGTTTGACCATCTACCACAGTATTTACAGGAACATGAGAATTAACATTCAAAGCAAGATTCGCTTCAATATTTGCACCCATTTCTGCAACAGAAGATTTACCATACACTTCCATGTAACTTTCAGTGTCTTTTTCGACATTGAAAATTCTTTCTTGCGCAGTAAACGCATAAGAAGTATTGGTTGCTTGATCGCAAGTCAAAGATAAAACACGTTGATTTGCAGGTTGGAAAGTTGCAACCAAGCCTTGCGCTGTAGTAAAGCGAGGTGGTAGATCGAAAGTAACTGTTGAACCTAAATTTGCCGTAATCTTTTCAAAGTCTTTAAACTTTGTATTAGCAATATCCATAAAACAATTTAAGTTTTCTAGTAAGGCTAATGCAGAGCGTTGATAGGTTTGCACCTGTTGTAACACATTTGTAGGGAAAGCCATGCTTTTTCTCCAAATTAAAAAGTCCGTTTTTTAATTCAGATAATGGCTATTTGATGTTTGCCGTTAGACTCTAGCCCACGGCATTTTTCTCAAATCCTTGACAGTCTTTGAGCCACTATCCGTTCCAACCGTGGAAGGAGTAATTTGGCTTAATGGATCTGGAACTTCGGGGGATTTAGAAGCATCTTGATTCTTTACAATAGAATCTTTCAACTTCTGCATTTCAATTTTAGCAAGTTGTGGATTTAGCGATGATAAGATAGTAAGTGTTGCTACTTTTCCGGGGTTTTTTCCCAGTTCATACAACACGTCATCAGCCATTCCAGTTTCTGTTGCGAGCTGTACTATATGAGGTATATTTCTCAAATCGCCCAAACCGGCAACAGTCTCGCCAAAATCAGAATACTTGTTTTTTCCGCCATCAAGTTGTTGCGCAAAGTTAGCAAGCATATTATGTGCTGCCGCTGTCTGAGTTTGTTTTTGCGTTTCCTCGGCAACAATTTGCCGAATCTGCTCATCCGTGAACTGTTGCATTCCCCCCATTGAAGGAGCAGGTGCAACGCCGCCATCCTTTAAGCCTTTCGAATAAGCTTCATGCTTAATTCGACCGACCAACTCATTAACTTCACTTTGCTTTAACATCTTTTCGTTTTGGACATCCTGTCCCGGAATTGATGTTAATACTTCTTGTGGAACAATATTCTGAATCTGCGTCCCTTCAGCGACATCCATTCGCCTATTCCTTCTCTGACTGTTGCCCGTGTCAAGGTACTACCACGATCCGTGATTCGTGTGATCAACCATTTTCCCGGATGGTTCCGTATGATCAGGTTAAGCTCACTCAAATTTCCGTGTCAACATTAATAGGTACGTTTTTTTTACATTTACAATTATTCTTTTTTATTTCATTTAAAATAACGCGCTTATGTTCCAAAATATGATTTTTCAAACGATGTTCCATTTCTTTTAATTCTGCAAAGATAGAACTTTCACTTTCTTTAACCGCATAATCAGATAAATCTTTTCCTTTTAATTTTCCATTATTTAGACGGCCATAATAATCAGTGCAATTCATATTAAATATCCTTTTTTGGTGCGATTGTTAGACGTGAAACATTACTCAAAAGATGACCATATTTAAAATCGTTATTAAACAATATCTTATGCTTAATTGGAACTTTTTGATCATCTCGACTTATTTTGGCAGGTAGATAAACCCAAGTGGTTTTATCTTTATTATTATAAT